ATGTCTTTTGAAGGATCTGCCTCTAAAAGTAAGTCTATATAATCTTCTTTATTTTCTATTTTTTTAACCTGCATTCTAGGTTCTTTTGGTATCTCATAACCATTGGTATTACTGGTTTGTATAGGATTGCGGTTATAATATCTCATCTCCTCTGAAAAAACACAACCACAGTATTTTTGCATATATAAGCCTAGTTCTCTTGCTTTTGCTTGTCCTTCTCTAAATCTTACTCTAAAGTCTCTATATAAAAAGTTTAATTCATATTTTTTAGCAATTTCTTCTGCTATTTGTCTTAGTTCTTCATGTTTTTGATATGGACTTACAAATAAAGTTGTTGTAATAGTGTCAAATCCGTGTTCTTTTGCATATTTAGCTGTTTGCTCCAATCTAACTCTATAGCAATAATCTGTACATCTTGTTTTTAAGTTTCCAATTACGTTTTTGCAAAATTTATCTAATCCATATTCTTCTTCAAATATTGCTTGTACTCCTATGCTTTGTGTATATTCTTTTAAACAATCTCTTCTTGCTTTGTATTCCATATATGGGTGTATATTAGGGTTGTACCAATATACTGTTGGCTCTATTCCCTCACTTCTTAAACTGTCTATGCAATATACACTGCATGGTGCACAGCAAGTGTGCATTAAAAGTTTCATTTTTCTATATCTCCCTTTGTTTTGAATTGTAGTGTTAACGTTTCTTCTAAACATAAGCAAATACCTAAACTTGTTAATATTAAATTTCTATACGTAAAAAAAGCATGATAATATGAATGGTTTTGTAATAACGCATACCATATAAATGGCATAATAGAAATTAATATATATGGTAATATTGCTATAAATATTTCCTTATTTGTTATACTAATTTTTTCAACTTTTTTCATTTTAATAATTTCATATAATTTTGCTAATAAAATTGTGATTATAACATTCACTAATAGTTGAGAGATTATATAAATCATATTTCTTCCTATTACTTTTAGTACATTATATGTTTTATATCCATTGCTTCTATATGATACTTGCATTAATGCTGTTGATATTATATTTTTTCCAAATAATATGTCTGTTAATGCCCATTTTGTAAACCATGTTGCACCATAGCCAATTCCCCATAATGCGCCATATTTTATAATATCAATAATAATTTTCTTAGCATTTAATTCGTTGTTTTCTCTTCGCTTTAATAAGAAGTATAATGTTAAAGGAATTGCATACGTGACCATTGGCACAGTTAAAAAGTCAAAAAAGTTTGTTAACATTCCTGTTATAAAAAATAGCATTCCAAAGTCTTTTATTTTTTCATATCTTTCAACCAAAATTGTTGATGAAATCATTGTTATTAAGAATATAAATACTCCTTGCATAGAAAATCCTAAATAAAAATATTCTACTCCTAATAAACTTGTTAAGAATATTATTGAAATAATAATATTTATTTTTTTATATATTAAATATGCTAATATGCATGCTAAAATTATTAATATAATAGTAAGCATAATTCTAATTTGATTTATATTAAACAATATCAGTAATGGTCTTAAAAATATCAAGTATCCATGCCAATATCTTGCATATTCAAAGCTTTCTGCTTTTTCATTATTTACTAAGTCATTTAATTCTCCTACTTCATTATGTCTACTATATTTAGATGATGATTTTAATTCTCCTGGAACATCTTCGTAAATTTCAGTAGTTATGTTAGGTATATAGTTTTTTCTTGCCACAAAAGCAGAATATAATGGTTTTTGAGAATCTATTGAATATGCAGTATTTATCATTAATGCATCTGTATAATTGTCAAATTGCATATCCATATCTTTGTATGGTATATAAATAACTTTTCTATTTCCTTCACTTAGTAATACTTCTGCAGATTTTTTTACGTTTTCAGTCAGAAACTCTTTTTTAAAGCTTGATACTGCTACTAATGATACAATAAAAAAAATTATAATTGCTAGATAAATACTTATATATTTAATTATTTTTTTTAGCATTTTCTCTTTCCTCATATCTGATTAAATTTAATTCATATTTTTCTTTGTTTGCTTTTACAATTGTGTCTAAAATCAATCCGCATTGTAATGCTATTGCCGAAATCATAACAAATCCCGTTGCTAATACTGCTGATGGCAATTTGGTTATATAATGTGTTTTTGCAAATTCTACTAACACAGGAATTCCAAATATTAAGCCACATACAAGTAGTATAAATGCTATAAAAAAGAAAAATTGTCTTGGTTTATAGTCTTTATACATTTTTAATATTGTTTTTGTAACTTTATAGCCATCTTTTATTGTGTTTAATTTAGACACACTTCCTGCTGGTCTATCTCTATATATTATAGGTATTTCCTCTATTCTAAGTTTTTTATCTAATGCTGCTAATGTGATTTCTGTTTCTATTTCAAATTTTGAACTTAATATTGGTACATTTTTTACAAACATCTTACTAAAAGCTCTATATCCACTCATTATATCTTTTAGGTTGTTATTAAATAATAAATTAATAGTATTTTTTACTAAATTATTGCCAAATTGATGAAATTTTCTTTTATTTTCATTTTTATATGTTCCATTTGATAGTCTATCTCCTACTGTCATATCTGCTCTTTTTTCTTTAATTGGTTCGATTAGTTTATGAACATATTCTGCAGGATACGTGTCATCTCCATCTACCATCACATATATATCCGCATCTACTTCTCTAAACATTCTTCTTACTACATTACCTTTACCTTGGTTATATTCATTTCTAACAATTACTCCCTCAATTGAACTAGCAATTTCATAAGTTTTATCACTTGAGTTATTGTTATATACATATATTTTGACTTCAGGTAATTCTTTTTTAAAATCTTTTATTACTTTTTCTATTGTTTTTTCTTCATTATAGCATGGTATTAATACTGCTATTTTATCATTCATAAAACAAATCCCCTTTTAAATTTATTTTTCTTCATACGATACGCCTATATGTTTATATGCTATTGGCATTGGTATTCTGCCTCTTGCTGTTCTTGCTATAAATCCTATTTGAATTAAATATGGTTCATATACATCTTCTACTGTTTCTGGCTCTTCTCCAATTGTTGTTGCAATTGTGTCAATTCCTATCGGTCTTCCATTATATTTTATAATCATTGTTTCTAATATTTTTCTGTCTATATCATCTAATCCTACTTCATCTATTTCTAATTTTCCTAATGCTGTTTTTGCTATTTTTAATGTTATATTTCCATCACCTAATACTGCAGCATAGTCTCTTACTCTTCTTAATAATCTATTTGCAATTCTTGGTGTTCCTCTAGATCTTCTTGCAATTTCTATTGCTGCTTCTTCATCTATTTGTAAGTCTAATATATTTGCTGATCTTTTTACTATTGTTGTTAAGTCTTTTGTCTCATATAGTTCTAAGTGATGTATAATTCCAAATCTATCTCTTAAAGGTGTTGCTAATGCTCCTGCTCTAGTTGTTGCACCTATTAATGTAAATTTTGGCAAGTCAAGTCTAATTGACCTTGCACTTGGCCCCTTTCCTATCATAATATCTAATGTGTAGTCTTCTAACGCTGGATATAGTATTTCTTCAACACTTTTGTTTAGTCTATGAATCTCGTCTATAAATAAAACATCAAATTCTGAAAGATTTGTTAATAAAGCTGCTAAATCTCCTGGTTTTTCTATTGCTGGACCTGAAGTTATTTTTATGTTTGAGTTCATTTCATTTGATATTATGTTAGCAAGTGTTGTTTTTCCTAATCCTGGAGGACCATATAATAAAACGTGATCAAGAGGCTCACCTCTTTTTTTGGCAGCCTCTATATATATCTTCATATTATTTTTTACTTTATCTTGACCAATATATTCATCTAAGGTCTTTGGTCTTAAAGAATTTTCCACTCTTTCTTCTTGTATATCTTCTAATTCCGGACTTATTAGTCTTTCCTCTTCCATCTTGCTCTCCTCTTATCTTTTTATTTTCCTTTTAAATTAGCAATATTAAAAAGTTACTGTTATACAAATGTAACAATATTAAAAGAAAGCGCCAGTCCGCATAAGGTGGAGCGAAGCGTAACAGTTGGAGAGTTCCGTCCGATAGTGTCCAAAAACAAATTTATTTGTTTTTGTGACATCCAAAGGAAGGAAGCTCGACACCAAGGACAAGCGTTTTTAATATTGTTGCATCTCGATTATAAAACCTTTTTAATATTGTTAAATTTAAAAATTCTTTACTTGTCTGTTCTAATGTGTTTTTCATCTATTGTTCCAATATCATTTTCTTCTTGTTTAACTCTAAAAATATCTTTATATCCAATTGCCATAATCGCAATTATTAGCAGTGCAAATGATAAAGCTTTCCATATTCCACTTTCTAATAATATTATAGCAAACATTCCAAGAGTTGCTGTAAGTCCATATAGAATTAAAACAGCTTGTTTTTGAGTATAACCTTTTTTCATTAATCTATGATGTAAATGTCCTTTATCTGCCTTAAATACAGCCTTTATAGATTTACCTTTTATAATTCTTCTTATTATTGCAAATATTGTATCAAATATAGGAAGACCGAGTACTATAATTGGAGCTATAAGCACTAATGCTGTGTACGTTTTTGCTACTCCTAAGATTGATATTACTGCCAACGAAAATCCCAAAAAATTAGATCCAGTATCTCCTATAAATGTTCTTGCTGGGCTAAAATTAAATGGTAAAAATCCTACAATAGAACCAGCTAGTGCTGTTATTAATAATATTGCTATTAAAGGAGAAGCATTTAAGGTAAATATAATTAATAGTGAGAAGCATGAAATTAGAGTTATTCCTGAAGACAATCCATCTAATCCATCTATTAAATTTATAGCATTTGTTATACCAACGATCCATCCTATTGTAATTATATATGAAAACCAGTCATAGAAAAATATTTTACTATCTATAAATGGTAAATTAATATTTCCTATTCTAGTTCCACAAATAACAACAATTGTAGCTGATATAACTTGTGCAATTAGTTTTACCCAACTTGGTATTCCTTTTGAGTCGTCAATAAAACAAGTTATTCCTAAAATTATAATTCCTATAAAAAATCCTAATAATTTTACCCAATAGTTATTTTCTGCATCAAATAAATTAATTGAATTTTCAAAGCTCATTACGATTAGCAAATATATTGTAGACACTATAAATCCACAAATAACTGCTATTCCCCCGAAGCCTTGGCATAGGCTTTTTATTTACTCTTCTGTCATTTGGTATATCTATTGCTCCAACTTTTTTAGCTAGTCTCATTGTATATGGTGTCAATACATAAGCAGTAATAAACGCTAGCAAAAAAGCAATTGCTATATCTCCCCACATAGTTTGTCCTCCTTTTTTGCTTAGTGTATTACTTCAATTGGATATTCCATAAATAATCCACTTTCTATAACACCTGTAATTGATTTAATATCTTCTTCTAGTGTTTCATATATTTCTGTAAATTTTGTATCTAATATAACATTATTATTTTCTGTAAATACTGGTCCGTCCTTCTTTTCCGCTTTTCTTAATACAGATTCAGTTGCTCCTAAATCTAACAAAGCTTCTCTAACGCTGCTAACCGCTTCTGGATAAACTTCAATTGGAATTGGCATTACTTTATTCAATTGATCAACTAATTTTGAATCATCTACTAAAATATATGTAATTCCCGCATTTACCATATTTAACTTTTCTTTAAATAAAGCTGCTCCTCTACCTTTTATAATCCAGTTATTGTTTTTGTCAACTTCATCTGCACCATCAAATCCCCAATCTGGTCTTTTTTCTAGTATACTTGCAGTTGGAATATTTAAACTATGACATAATGCTCTCATTTCATAAGAAGTAGGAATTGCAGTAATATGCAATTCTTCTTCTTCAATTCTTTTAGCAATTTCTTTAATAGCTAAATATGATGTTGAGCCTGAACCAAATCCTATTACATCTCCATCTTTAACTTTTAAAGCAATTTCTTTTGCTATTTTTTCCTTTTGTTCTTGATTCGATATGTTTGTTGGCTCAATTTCTTTTAAATTACTATTCATCCATTCCATGATTTTTCTCCTTTAGATTATTTTGCTTTTCCAATGTAATAATTCTTCTTTCCTCTTCTAACTACAACATAAGTATTTTCTATAAACATATTTTGATCAATTGTTTTTTCTAAATCTGTTACTTTTTCACCATTTATAGAAATTGCACCTGATGAAATAAATTCTCTTGCTTCTCTTTTGCTTGATGCTATTCCCATATTTACAACAAAGTCAATAATATTTGTATTTAGTTCAACTTCTTTAACTTCTTGTCCTTTAAATAATTCTTCAATATCCTTTTTAGATAAGTCATTAAATTTATTATTAAATAAATGATCTGCTAAATTTACTGCTTTTTCATATTCTTCTTTTCCATGTAAGAAAGTAATTATTTCTCTTGCTAAAGCTTTATGTGCTTCTCTTAATTCTGGATGTTCTTTATTTTTTCTATCTAATTCTTCAATTTCTTCTTTTGATAAGAATGTGTAGATTTTTAGGTAATCTATAACCATTACATCTTCAACATTTACAAAGAATTGGTATAATTCATAACTTGAAGTTTTTTCTTTATCTAACCATAAAGCATTTCCTTCGCTCTTTCCAAATTTATTACCTTGTGAATCTGTTACAAGTGGCATTGTAAATCCATATACTTCATCACCAGTAGATTTTCTTATTAAGTCTATACCAGCTGTAATATTTCCCCATTGATCTGAACCAGCACATTGTAAATCTACATTATTATGTTCATGTAAGTATTTGAAATCTAAAGCTTGTAGTATCATGTATGAAAATTCTGTGTATGTAATACCTGCATCTAATCTTCTTCTTACTATGTCTTTATCTAACATGTAATTAACATTAAAGAATTTACCGTAATCTCTTAAGAAGTCTAATGTATTTATATCTTTAATCCAGTCATAATTATTTACAACATCAAAGCCAAATAATCTTTGTACTTGATTTTTAATTCCTTCAAAGTTTTTATTTACTGCTTCTTTTGATATCATTGCTCTTTCTTTTGTTGGTCTTGGGTCACCAATTAGACCTGTTCCTCCACCTACTAATAAGTATGGGTGATGTCCTGCATCTTTTAATCTTTTTGAAATTAAAAAGCTTGATAAATGTCCAACATGTAGGCTATCTGCTGTTGGATCTGTTCCTATATAAAAAGACATTCCGCCTTTGTTTAATTTTTCTTCTAGTTCTGGACTTGAAATATCTTTAATAAGTCCTCTCCATTTTAAATCTTCAAAAACTTTCATATTATTTCCCCCACTATTTTTATATTTTGGGATGAGGTAAAAAATCATTTTTTATAAATAATTTTTCACCTCGTCCCAAAATCTTTTATTTTTTTTCTGGTTCTGGTATTTGATTAATACCATTTACTGCTTCTTGTAATCCTAAATCTTGTTTAATTTGTGTTGTTGATACGCCTTCTGTTCTTGGTAAATAAACTACTTCACAATAATCTTTTAAATAGTCAAATCTGTCACTACCTGCCCAGTCACTTCCCATAACTACTATATCAACATCATATTTTTGTACATCAGATATTTTTTGTTCCCAGTTTTCTTCTGGTATAACTAAATCTACATATCTAATTGCTTCTAACATTTTCTTTCTTGTTTCATAGTTGTGATATGCTTTTTTTCCTTTACCTGCATTAAATTCATCTGTTGAAAGTGCTACTATTAAATAATCTCCTAAAGCTTTTGCTCTTTGTAATAGTCTAATATGTCCATAATGTAATAAATCGAATGTTCCATAAGTTAAAATTCTTTTCATTTTTATTTCCTCCTAAAAATTATTTTATATATTTAATATAAAGTTGACTAAGTCCTCTCCATTATTTAAATAACTAAATTTTTCTTTTACATTTTTATATTCTTGAGTATTTATATTATAATTTAATATTGCTTTTCCTAGTTCTTCTTCTGTATAACTAACAAATGGTAATAAATCTTTCCATATAGATTCATAAACGCCTCTTGATTTTTGATATTCTTCAAAATCATTTGCTAATAATACAACTGGTAAATCAATTGCAAAAGCATCAAATATAACTGATGAATAATCACTAATTAAATAATCTCCTATTAGTAAAAGCTCTTGTGTTTCTGTAGTTACATTTGTAATTGAATCTTTATTCTTGTTATTTAAGAACACATGATTTTTTGAAACAATAACATAATCATTTCCAACTGTACTTTTTATTTTATCCATGTTTGGAAAATAATCATAATCTATTTCTTCCTCGCTTCTTCCATAATTATAATCTCTCCATGTTGGAAGATATAATATTACTTTTTTATCTTCTGGTATTCCAGCTTTTTTCTTTATTTCTTGTTTTAACTGCTCATTGTTCTTGTTTTCTATTAAGTATTTTACTCTTGGATATCCATAGTCTAAAACTTTATCTTTTTCTAATAAACATGATGATTTAAAATATGGATAAATGTTTTCATTATCTATTAAAAAATAATCCCATTTATTTATTTCAATAAGTTTTTCTATTTGGTGCCATGGATTTACTTTTGCAATTTCTGCTTCATCAGAATCAAGTAGCATTCTTTTTAATGGTGATCCATGCCATAATTGAATCCAAACAGTATCTTTTGATTTTATCCATGTTTTTTCTGTCCAAGTTTCAAATACAATTATTTTAGATTGATAAAATATTTCATACATTTCTTTTGACTCTGGTTCAATTCTATACTTTTTATCTACTTTCTCATCAGTTGTAACAAAGTATAAATCTTCAGTTCTCTTCTTCAATAATTCTTCAAATAAATATCTAGAATTTCCTGTATATCTATAATCAAAGCCCATAAACAATATAGCTTTTTTCTCTTTACCTTCTTGGATAGATTTTTTATACGCTGTTAAGTTGTATTCTATTCTATTGTCCATATTTTTTCCTTCCTACACAGTTTTCATAAACTTTTCTACAGTTCTTTTGGCTGCTTGTCCATCATCTAAATAGTTAAATTTATCATTAAATTTTTTATATTTTTCATTATACTCAAAATTTTTGGTATGTCTTATTGCATTTATTAATTCATCTTCTGTCTTTGTTATTTCTCCTGGTAACTCATCAATGTCAATGTAAAAACCTCTCATTTCATCTTTATATTCCTCAAAGTCATACATATAAAATAACATAGGTCTTTTTAAATTTGCATAATCAAAAAATACACTTGAATAATCAGTAATTAAAATGTCACTGACAACATAAGTTTCGTTTACATCATCTAAATTAGATACATTATATATAAATCCTTTATATTTTTCAAAGTCAAATGAATTTGAAACAAAATAATGTGCTCTAAACAATATTATATATTCATCCTGAAGTTCTTTTTGAAGTTTATCAAAGTCCACTTCTGTTTTGTATGTATATCCTACTCCAGCTTGATGTTGATTGTCTCTCCATGTTGGAGCATATAATATTATTTTTTTGTTTATGCCATCAATTCCTAGCTTTTGTTTTATTCTTTTTACATCATCTTCTGTGTAATTATATAAAAAGTCATTTCTAGGGTATCCTTGTTCTATTATACAATTTTCTTTATGTACCTCTTTTAAATTAAAAGCTGAACACAATTTTTCTGAAGTAAATTTAGAAGGTGAAACCATATAATTAAGTTTTTTTGCTTCAATTAAGTATTTATGTTGCATTTCCTTTAAAGTATTTAATGCATTATCTGTTTTTTGTAAGTCAAATCCTAATCTTTTTAATGGTGTTCCATGCCAGCATTGCACATATACTTGGTTTTTCTTTGGATATATATAATCATATACTCTATGGTTAGTTACCCAATACTTTGCTATTGTCAAATACTTTTCATAGCTTTTTGAATCTTGTTTAACAATTATTGTATCTTCACATTCCAAATCTTTATGATTCTCTGGCTCTGAAAATGCCCACACAAATTTATAGTTTTTAAATTCAGGATTATTCTTCATATATAAGTATATAGCTTTTGGACTGTCAGTATAATATTTTCCATTAAAACTACTGAAAAATACCATATTTTCATCTATCTTCTTGTCAATTCCTCTGAACTTATATCTTATATGCTTATATGTGTTTAACACTCCTCTAGAAATTTTTCTAAAGAATAAATTCTTTTTTGCTAAATTTGTTAATATAGCTTTGATTTTTTTCTTCACTTACTTCCTCCCAAAATACATTTATTACTATTTTAATTTTTAAATTAATTTATCGAAATCTTCTACTTTTTCAATCTTGTCTACTAATCTTATATTATTGTCTTGTCCGCAATATTTTTTTATCATATCAAATGTTTCTTGGTTTTCAACAGCTACACAGTCTAGTTTATTATATACTTGAGCATTAATATTTTTATTAAAACTATTTTTATTTTTTACATACAATATTTTTTTACATTCAAATACTGATAATTGATATAGTTTTTTGTAGTCAACTTCTCCATAAAAAATTACTGCTTTTAAATTAATGCCACCATATATTCTAGCAATTTCTGTTTTGTTAATTTGATCATATCTTTTTCTAAAAGTATTATATAGCTTTTTCTTTTTACCTAATAATTTAACAAGTAATATATCAAATTTACTTGCGTTTGTATTAACTCCTAGTTGTCCATAAAATTTAACTTTTTTTGAAATTTTCTTAAATATGTTTTTATTTTGTCTTAAATTTTTGGTTATATAAGAAATATAATAATTATACTTATTTGATTCTAAACTGTTTTCAACTAGTTTCACAAAATTTTTGGTATTACTATCTGGTTTAAAATCGCCTGAATATAGTAAAATATTTTCCTTATTTTCTTTTGGAATATCTAATATTTTAATTTCATTTTGTTTATTTAATATAACCTTTTCACAAATCAATTTTGACATATTTTTTCTTTCATATTGGCAAAACTTATTTAGAAATTCAGATATATTATATTGAGTAGTTGTAGAATTAATTTCTTTAATTAAGTCATCTACGTTTTCAACTTTTGGAAATGGTAATTCTGTGAATGGAAGGTATACTCCTCTGTCCGCAAAATATTCTTTTTCGTCATAAGCAAATAAAATAATTTTTTTATTTGTTACAGCAAAATCAAAGAATACACTTGAGTAATCTGTTATTAATATATCACATATACTTAAGAAGTCATAAGTTTCCTTTTCTTTAGGAAATAGCCTAACATTAGAGTATTTGCTTATATCTATCATGTTTCCTATATATGGGTGCATGTTAATATATAAAATTTGATTTTCTGTTAATTTCTCGCTTATTTCCTTTATATGTTCTTCTGCTATTTTAATTTGATTTTCTATATCAATACTTCTAACAGAGCCTCTCCATGTTGGCATATACGCAATTAGTGTTTTTTCTTCTAGATGGTATTGTTCTTTTACTTTTTCAGCATCATCTCTTAAAAATACTTCATTCCTTGGATATCCACAAAGCATAATTTTATTTTTTGCTATTCCGCTTAACATATAGTCTCTAATCATAATGTCTTTCATATATTCACTTGGATATAATAAATAGTCTGCTTCAATAAAGTTTTTTTGAACATTTGCAATATCAAAGAAATCATTTTCTGTACTCTTGCCTAAAGTTTTAAGTGGTGTACCATGCCAAGTATTTAAATATACTTGTTCTTCTCTTTTTATAAAATATGTTGGCATGCTTGTATCTGTAAACAAATATTTAGATCTAGCTAAGACCTTTGAAAATTTTCTTGTTTTACTTTTTACAAATTTAACTCTATTTAAAATATTATAGCTTTCTAATAATTTAATAAATTTATTTTTATTATTTTCACTATATCCTATATAAATTTTATAATCTTTGTATAAATCATTTGTTGCTAGTTCTTTTACTATATAAAACATATTTCCATTTAAGTTATTTCCTTGTTGTGGATATATAAATATTTTTTTAGCATCAATTGGTTTTGTATATTGTTTTTTATATACATTTCCTGGTCTTATAAAAATAGCAAATTCGAATAATTTTTTTAATTTTCTATTTATGTCTGTAATATTATATCCTATTATTGTGCATAACTTCCAATATAATTTTGAAGTATATGTTTTTTTGTTTCTATTCTGTAATTCAAAATACATATTTTCTTTCCAATCAGGAAAGGTTTTATTTAGAAAAGTAAATGCTTGGTTAATATATTTTAATTTCAATTTTTTCTCTCTTGAATATGTCTTCTTTTCTAATATAACATATATGTGTTTTAATATTACATATAATATAGCTTCTTTAAGTTCTTCATATTTTCCAATTTCAGTATAATACTCTATTAATTTTTCAGTAACTTTAAATATATCAAATCTTTTTTCTGTTAAGTATTGTGTCAAAGATCCTTCTCGTGAAACAATATAATAATACATGTTGTCTTCAATTCTTGAAATTTTATTTGCTTTAGAAAAAGCTTTATAAGTAAATAATAAATCCTCATAAATTCTTAAGTCATTTTCAAATTTAATATTGTTATTTTTAATAATATCTGCTTTAAATATTTTGTTCCACAAATATGGAACTTCATCAAATAACAATTTTTCTTCATAAATACTTTTATTAAAAACATTGTCCTTATTGATTCTTTGATTTCCAAATCTTTTTGGACTAAACTTATTTACTTCTTCTTGTACCCTATAATAATTACAGCAAACTATTTCAGCATTTTCTTCTATTGCTTTGTTATATAGTTTTTCATACATATCTTCTTCAACATAGTCATCACTGTCTACAAAGCCGATGTACTCTCCTGTAACATGTTCTAATGCATAATTTCTTGCTTTTGCAGCTCCACCATTTACGGTTTCAAAAGCTTTTATTTTTTCAGGATATTTTTCTTTAAATTCATTTATAATTTCCTGTGATTTATCTTTGCTTCCATCATTTACAAGTATAACTTCTATATCAGTTAAAGTTTGATTTACTAATGAGTTTAAGCACCTTTTTAAATATTTCTCAACATTATATACTGGTACAATAATACTTACCTTTTTCACTCTATACTCCTTTTACTCTTCTCTTTATATTTTCTACAATTCTTTTAGAATTTTCTGTATCCAAAGTTTCTATATATTTAGACTTAAATTTTTCATATTCTTCATAAGGATATTCTTTCTTTTCTATTATAGAAATTATATCTGTTATATTGTTAAATGTAGCATGCTTCATTTCCTTATTTAAATTAACATTAAGTCCTCTATTTTCTTTATATTCGTTCAAATCATATACATAAAAAAATATTGGCCTATTTACAACAGCTGCTTCAAAAGCAATTGCTGAATAATCTGTTATAACATAATCAGCTATTTTAATTAAGTCAAATGTATTATATTTTGAATCAACAATATATTTGCTATCTATTGCTGTTTTGTCTAGTGGATGTAGCCTAATAATTAAGTTATACTTCGTTTCATCTATTTCATCAATAATTTTTTCTACTAATGTACTTTCTCCTTTTCTAAAAGTCGGAACATATAATATATTTTGTTTTTCTTTTAATTTTGGATATTCTTCTAGTAATTTTTCAACTTTTTTATTTATTTGATTATCTTTTTCTAATAAGTAATCTATTCTAGGCATACCCAGAACAAGTATTTTTTCTTTTTCTATTCCAAATGCTTCAGCATAAAATTCTCTTGTTGCTTTGCTTGCACATGTAACAAATGTATAATTTTTGTGCATTTTCATTATATTTGCAACTATTGAACTACTTCCTTCTTTTTGGTCCACAACTTGTTTTCCGAATTTTTTTATTGCTCCAAGCGCATGCCATATTTGTACAATTACTAACCTTTTTTTGTGTTTTAATGCACTTACTGGAATTACATACCCTTCTACTATGCATACATTTGAAGTAGATATATGGTACATACATTTTATAATGTAAAAGCAATACCCTATTCTTTTCCAAATTTTTTTAGGAATTTTTTTACATAGCATTTTTACCTGAGTATTTGGATTACTTTTTAACATTTCATCTCTTAATACTTTGAAATCAATACTAGGTTCATTGGATTGTCTGCTTATCATAAGAACCTTGTTTGATTTTATAGGAAATAGTTTTATAAAAAAATATATAAAACTCATCATTCCTCTCAAAGTATATAAACTACACTTTAAAACAAATTTTTTCATCTACTCTTCCTTATTTTATTGAACTATTATATTTTTCTATTGCCTCTGTTATATCACCATCAAATTTGATAACACCATTTTCCATTACCATGCCTCTTTTGCAAAATTCTTTTGCAACATTTGTGGCATGTGTTACAAATAATAGCGTAACATTTTCATTGTTTATAATTTCATTTACTTTTTTTATACATTTATTTTTAAATGACTCATCTCCAACACTTAGTGCTTCATCAACAATTAAAATTTCAGGTCTTATATTAACATTTATAGAAAAGCCTAATCTTGCCTTCATACCACTTGAATATGTTCTAACAGGTTGATCTATATAATCATCCAATTGTGCAAATTCTATAATTGTTGGCTCTAGTTCTTTTATTTCATTAGTTTCTAATCCTAATAACTGACCTTTTAAGTAAATATTTTCTCTACCTGTAAATTCTGGATCAAAGCCTGAGGTAAGTTCTAAAAGTGCACTTACTCTACCTTTTACAATTATTTCTCCAGTAGTTGGAAATGCAACCTCTGTAATCATTTTTAATATTGTTGATTTTCCTGCACCATTTCTACCAAAAAGCGCAACTGAATCTCCTCTTTTAATTTTAAAAGACACATTATTTACTGCTCTTTTTTCTTTATAAGGTGTCCTTTTCCAAATTACTGCTTTAAGTCTTTGTTTATCGCTTTTATATAATTTATATATTTTAGTAACGTTTTTAAACTCAATTACTGTTTCGCTCATTGTCTCCTCCTAGTTTATAACACATCTGGTATGTCTTTTCTTAGTTTCTTATATGTTGCTATAGCTAATACTAATAAAACAATTGTAATTATTAAAAAATATATAAGTCTTTTTGGTTGTTCCCAAAACCATACTTTGTTTATAAAACAATTTCTAAATCCATTAACTAGAAATGTAACTGGATTTAAATTTAAAAGTTTTTTTACAGTTGCATTATGTACAGTTTCTGGGTTCCACATGATTCCTGATAACCAGAACAAAGCTGTTATAAAAGATTTTACTAAATTACTATAATCTTTACTAATTACTCCTAATAGTGAAGAAAATAATCCCCAAAAGTTTAAAAATAGAAATGCTAATATCATGTATACTGGTAATTGTAATAAATATACATCTGGCATATATCCAAATGCCATAAATATTATAATTACAATTGCAATTAGCATTGCATGAATTGCGAATTTTGATATATTTATAAATGTTGGTATTGTCGCAACTGGGAATTTCATTTTGGTTACTAAGTAACTATATTTTCTAATACATTCTGTTCCACCTGTAATCATTTCACTAATATAAAACCATGGTACAACTCCTGCTATTATCCACAAAAAATATGGAAATCCATTAACAGCTTTACCAGCTCTTAATCCAATTGTGAAAGCAAACCAGTACACTAGTATTGTTACTGCTGGTTTAATAATAGCCCACATCCATCCTAGTGCAGCACCTCTATATGTTTTTATTAAATCTGCTTTTGCAAGTTTAAATATTTGATTTTTATAACTAATATGTTCTTTTATAATTTGTGTTAAAGTACTCATTTTTACCTCTATTGTTTAAATTATTTTTCTTTCCCTACTATATCACAAAAATTTTTTTTTCTCAATAAAAAAGCGCATTTTTTGCATATTTTTCTAAAACTTAAGCATACTAAAAATGAAATTTTAATTTTATTTTTAATGGAGTTAATTATGAAAAAATATATTTTACCCATAATAGTAGTTGTTGCTTTTATAGTTTTACTTGCATATTTTTATTTTAATAAATTCGATTTTAATAACAGAATTTCTTACAATACTCAAAAATTAGGAACTGAAAATTTAAATAACAATAATTCCACAACTTCAGTAGAATCTGAAAAAGAAATATCAAATTTTACTACTAAAATAATAGACAAAGATGATAATCGTGATATTAATATGAAAATTACTTGCAATAAAATAAATAATTTTATTTTAAAAAATGGTGAAGAATTTTCTTTTAATAAAGTAGCAGGAAATCCTACTCCAGACCGCGGTTATAAAGAAGCTGGCATTATTGTAAATGGTGAACTAGAAAAAGGATATGGTGGCGGTAATTGTCAAGTAAGTACTACACTATATAACGCTGTACGTAAAATTGACGGAATCAAAATTACAGAAAGACATGAACATGGAGTCGAACTTGGATATATTGAAAAAGGTAAAGATTCAACTGTTGTTTATGATAGTTTAGATTTAAAATTTAAAAATAATAGTGGATATGATATTAAACTTTATGCTTCCACTACCAACACTCGCGTGACCGTAAAAGTTATGAAAATTGATAACACTTAAAATACTCTCTAAGAGAGTATTTTTTGTTAACTTTATATTTTTAGCATATTTTTTTAAAAATATAAATACAATTTAGTAATTAATATTATGGAGGTTGTATTTATGCCTAAACATATAAAAATTGGTATAATTCTTTTGTGTTTAATTTTTATGTTTCCTAGTTTGTGTATTGCAAGTGATTCTATATATACTTGGTCTAGTAGTGTTAAGTCGCTATCTGAATCAATTCAAACAAGTTCTACTCCTTCTTCAACATTAAATTTAAATGTTGGTAGCGCCATCTTAATTGAGCAATCATCTGGTCAAGTTTTATATGAGCAAAACATGCACCAGCAATTACGTCCAGCAAGTGTAACCAAAGTAATGACTATTTTATTAATTATGGAAGCTATAGATTCTGGTAGAATTTCATATACTGATAAAATTCCTTGTAGTGAAAAGGCTGCTGGTATGGGTGGTTCTCAAATATGGCTAGATGTTAGAGAAGAATTAACAGTTGATGAAATGTTAAAGGCAATTTGTGTAGTTTCTGCTAATGATTGTACTGTTGCTATGGCAGAATATTTAGCAGGTTCTGAAGAAACGTTTGTTAGTCAAATGAATGCTAAAGCAAAAGAACTTGGTATGAATGACACTACTTTCAAGAACTGTCATGGTATTGACGAGGATGGTCATGTAACTTCTGCTTATGACATTTCATTAATGTCACGAGAATTACTAATTAACCATCCATCAATTACAAAATACACTACAATCTATATGGATACTTTAAGAGATGGAAAATCATCATTGGTTAATACAAATAAACTGATCAGAAATTATAAAGGAGCTACTGGTCTAAAAACTGGTTCAACTTCTATTGCTCTATATAATCTTTCTGCAAGTGCCACAAGAAATAATTTATCTCTAATTGCAGTTGTAATGAAAGCTCCAACTGGACCAATTCGTTTTGCAGAAGCACAAAAGTTATTAGATTATGGTTTTAACAATTTTGAATATAAAAGTCTTATTAATAAAAATGATTTAATAAAAGAAATTTCTGTTGATAAGGGTATAGAAAATACCGTTAATGCAATAGCTGAAAATGACAGTGGTATACTAATTAAAAAAGGTCAAAATAAAGATGTTGTTCAAACTGTACAACTCCCTGATAACATTAATGCACCTGTTTCTGCTGGGCAAGTTTTAGGTAATATTACATATAGTTTAAATAGTACAGAAATTAGCAAAGTAAATATTGTGGCCGAAAAGTCTGTTGATAAAAATACAGCTTTTAATATGATTGAGCATGTAGTTTTCAATTGGTTTTCGCTATTTCGATATTCTAAATAAATTTTAAACTATTATAGTTATTTGTAATATGTAATGTTAAAAGAAAGCGCCAGTCCGCGTAAGGTGGAGCGAAGCGTAACGGTTGGAGAGTTCCATCCGATAGTGTCCAAAAACAAATTTATTTGTTTTTGTGACATCCAAAGGAAGGAAGCTCGACACCAAGGACCAGCGATTTTAACATTACATATTACAAGCATTACATATTAAAAGTATTACATATTTTACATATCAGGAGAAATTGTTTATGACATCAATATCTATTCCAATTGAAAATAAACGAAAAAGCAAAATAAAAATTTTTGTATGTTCAATTAGACAAAATGGAGTATCAATTATTATTTGTATGTTTTGTATTGGATTAATTTTATATTCTAATTCAAGTCTCAAGGCTGCAAAAGATGGATTGGTCTTATGGGCGACTGCTGTAGTTCCTTCTCTTTTTCCATTTTTCATTTCAATAGAATTACTTAGTCATACAAATATTGTAAAAACATTAGGTAAATACTTAAATCCAATAATGAGACCTTTATTTAATGTTCCAGGTGAAGGTGCTTTTGCGTTTTTAATGGGTCTTATTAGTGGTTATCCAGTTGGTGCTAAAGTGGTTGTAAAACTTTTTGAACAAAATATAGTTACCAAAGATGAAGCAGAAAGACTTCTTGCATTTACTAACAATTCTGGTCCATTATTTATTATTGGAACTGTCGGAATAGCATTATTTGGTAGTACTAATATTGGCATATTATTGTTTATTACTCATATATTTGCATGTGTAACAGGCGGTATTTTTTTACGTTTTAGTAGTCGCCATGTTAATTTTACTTTAACTAATGGCTCTGATTCAAATTCATCAAATTCTACTATTTCACTTTGTAATCTTGGAGAATTGCTTGGAAAATCTATTAAAAATTCAATCTCTTCTATTTTGACAATTGGAGGTTTTGTAGTTGTTTTTTCTGTAGTTATTTCTATATTAAATCAAAGTGGAGTGCTAAGTATTATCACAACATTGTTATCTCCTATTCTATGTTATTTGGGTTTTCCAAGTGAATTATTAAATTCTTTATTAATTGGAGTTATAGAATTAACAAATGGTGTTAACGCCTCTTCTAATATTCATTCTCTTTCGATTAGTATAATTACCACCAGTTTTCTATTGGGTTTTGGTGGTTTTTCAGTATTATTACAAGTACTTAGTATTATTAGTAAGGCCAGACTTTCTATTAAATCTTATATTATAGGCAAATTATTACAAGGTATATTTGCAGCATTTTACACATATCTTTTTATTAGTTTTGGTTTATTTATTTAAACAGTTAGAAAGGAGATTTTTATGGATAAAAATGACCCTAATTTCTCAGCATATATGAATTACGATATTGGATGTGATCCAATTATTGGAGATCCAAATATGTTCAATCCATGTATGCAATATGAGCAAGCTTATATGTATTATAGATATATGACTCAACAGATTGAATATAAAATAAAATGTAAAGAATATGAAAAAATGTGTAATTCACGTTCTGAAAGAAAAATAGAATAAAAAAACGACTAGATATCTAGCCGTTTATGGTAGCGAGGGACGGTATCGTGATAAGCTGCCGAATATCATTAAATATAGTCCGCTCAAAATAGAAGCATTTATAAGAGGCTTCTATTTTTTGTCAAGCAATCCGATTACATAAATTTTAGAAAATATTTCAATATTTTCTAAAATCAATTCTGTCTCTTTCTCACCAAATAATTTTTCATTTAATTTTACTCTGTCTTTTACTATTTCTATTATTTCCATATTTTTCTCCTTTTACAGAGAAACGCGTTTCTTTTTTATTTGATTAAATTATATAACAAATTTTAATATTGTCAACAAAAATATTTCGACAAAATGCAGTGATTTCAAGCCTTTTAGAGTATTTGTCGAAAAATAAGTGTGCTTGTATCAACATTTTTCTGTTTTAGATAATTCGCTGGTAGCGACACGTAGAAATAATAAAATAATTATATTAAAATATGGGCATAATAATTTTAGAGGTAATTTTATGTTTGTATTCGTAATTAAAAATATTAGATTAAAAAAGTCCTTAACTATATATCGATTAAGTAAAATAACAAATATCTCTCGAACATATTTGGTAGAGCTAGAAAATAATAGAAAATTTAATCCTTCACTTAAAACTATATATAAGATAGCAAATGCTCTTGACGTTAAAGTAGATGATCTATTTTATAGTGAATTAGATCTAGAAAAGTTACGCGAAGAAATGCACAATAGAATTGAGATTTTTGGGTTAGACAGCAAGGAGGTATTAGAAGTTAGTCAGATTATAGATTTATTAATAAACGTCAAAATGAAAGAGAGCTAACTTTTAATTAGCTCTCACTTCTTTGCAGAGTCTTGTGAAATTTTTTCCACTTATGTATTTCAAACTTATCGAACTAAGTAAATTATTTTCAACTGCATATTTATTCCATTCTTTCTCAGTTAGTATCTTCGATAATTCTTTTATCATTTGCAGAGATTTTTGATATAGTTCTTTCATATATATCACTCTCCTTAATTCATTATAGCACATTTTGTAAAATATTTGTGTCGAACTGTGTCGAACGAAAAAATGCGTATAATTAAGGAAAAATCGACGCTTCAGAATCGATTTTAAGGCGTTTTTATTTTTGAGACAACAAGTTATATGCCTCAAAAAAAGACTATTGCTAGTCTTTCTTCAATAAAACTTTCTGATTCTATTTTTGTAATGCAATTGTTGCTGTTCCATTATGATTTTCTATTATTTTAACTGCATTTGAATTTGCAAAGGTATGCATATAGCAATGATGTATTGATAAAACTGCATCTTGCAATTCATCATTTTCTTCTAGATCAATTATCTTTAATCCAATTTCTTTTGCCTTTTTTGCATTTATATGTCTAGAATGTATTTTAGTATCTTCGTTGTTATTCAAGTATTGAATTATCTTATTAATCTTTTCGGTTTTCATAGTGTCATCTTTAAACATTGCGCCATTTTCCAGCCATTCTTTAATCAAATCTTTAGATAATTCTATCGCTTTATAGCATTGTTCTATAAATGCTGGAGGATATTTTGTTAATATCAATTGCCATATCGGAATAGATTTTGGATTTTCCATAATTTCATTTTTAGCCTTTTCAAACTCTTGAATTATTCCATAACATGGTGTGCCTCCAATTTGAGGATCAACAGGACCAATATTTGAATGTTTTCCCATTATTATTTCTTTTCCTATGCAAGACAACATAGTTCCACCAGACATAGCTAGTTGTGGTACAATAACTCTAATATCATTTCCAAAAACTTCTCTTAAATAATTTCCTATAGCTTCTGTAGCAGTAACTTCACCTCCAGGTGAATGCATTATTAAATCTAGTCCTTTACTTTTATCTAATTTGTTAATAGCTGTCATAAAACCAGTCATATCATTATCGTTTATGCCCACATCAGGATGATTGGAGATTGATAGAAAACCAGAATAATAACAAATAACATTTCTTCCAGTAAGTTCATTTAATTCTTTTATATATTTTCTTCTTACTATATCTAGCGAGCTCCCTAAACTTTGTTGCTGTTTTATTTCATTCATTATTTCATTCCAATTTGCCATCTTAATACTCCTTTATATATTAGCATAACTATTAATATCAAATGAAGATTTTTTGCTGTAATCATATCTAAATATTTCGCTAAAATCTTGGTTAGTATCTTCATCATCTTCTGATATGCCTAACTTTTTATAAGTATCCGCTATTTCTTTTAATAGAGTTTTACTTAGTTTTACCTTATTTTTATCCATAATACTAACATCTCCATTCTCATCAATTTCTAAAATTATTATTTTTTTCATTTTATCATCCTCCTGTAAATATATATTAGCATATATATTTATAGAAGTTTGTAAAAAAATGTAACTACTTCCCTATATTTTATATACAAATTTATACAAATTGTAAATATTTTTCACAAAAAGTAATATAAACTTAACATAAGTGTAACATATTTGTAACAAAATAGCAAGATTTATAGTATTTTTTGGACAAAAAGAGCTAAGCAGTGCCTAGCAAACCAAAGTCTATTTTCACATTTCTTTTTAATCCATAATTTTCCAAAAAGTTCTTGATAATATTATATAAAGTATGTTATTATATAATATATAGCTTAAAAAGGAGATAATTGTATGCTTAGTATTATAGAATTTGTATTTTCACTTATCGGAATTATTGGATATTTTAATGATAATATTGTTTGTATGATAATAGGCTTAGTAGGAATAATTATTGGCGATTTTATAGATACGTTTATATTCGGTAATAACCCATTTACAATACTCTTAGCAATAATTATAGCAATCGGTGCAACAATTGCCAACAAAAATCCATTATATAATTTTACAGTTTTGATGTGCGGAGAAAGTTTTTTAACATTTGGCGTTGGTCTATTGATAATTTTAATAAATTATTTAATTTCTCTTATTAAAAAAGAAAATATAAATAATAAAGAAGAGCCTAGACTAAATAAATAGTCTAGGTTTCTTCTTTTTTTAATAAGTATATGAATTATTTTTGTAAGCAGTTACCCCTGCAAATTTACTCATAATTTCTAGTTTTTCTTTTACTGTCCTGTTTGGCATATTTCTTACATAATTTTCTACTATTTCTCTATCTGAAGAACTACTTGGTTTGTATTCTAATGCATATAAAATAAGTTTTTGAGTGTATGTAGCTCCTTTTATTGAGTCAATATAATCAAATACTTTGTCTTTCTTGCTTCCTGTTATCGACTTTCCATTAACTGTTCCATCGTCTTTCTTATCTGCTTTAAATTCTTGTGCTTTATATTGCAAGTACTTACTCATATTTAAGCCCGAGCCTGTAAAAGATTCTTTAACTATATCATATTTTGTATCCTTTTTTCCTAGTGAATTTTCATATATTGCCTTTTTAGTTTTTTCATTGTATTTACTATTGGCAAGAACCTCTAATTTTTCTGAATCTTTGTCTAATCCTTGAGTGTTAGCTAAAAATTCAAAATAATTGCTAGTATTGCCACCGGCTTTTTTAATAGCATTTGTTACTTGTGATAATGTACTCTGTTCATTCTTCAAGCAATTTTGTCTAGCATAATCAATTTTTATTTGTTCTGTACTATAACTATATACCTTTTCTATTGCTAATTGCTTTTGAGAATCGGACAATTTTTTATATCCATCAGAATTTATTAAATTCTTTAATAATTCATATGAAGTTTCTCCAAATTGTTTTTTATATTTAGCAAATTCTTTTGATGTCATAACATATTTCTTTTTATCTATTGTCAGATTCTTGTTTATAGTATCAGGGAATACTGAACTTTCTCCAGTGTTCTCATACACCTTAGTAATCTCTTTGTCTACATTGTTTGAATTTAATTCTTTTCTTGCCCATGGGAATACTGCATTTTCCAATGCTCTTAAAGCAATGTTATCTGATTGTTTCTGTTCTTGTCCCCATATATCAGTTTTTATTGGAAGTTTTTGTCTTAATCCAGGGATTTTATTCATTATTTGAGTTCTTGTTGTATCTATTGCTTTTGGTAATACACCTGTTTTTGTCGAAGTAGTATTTCTTTCATATTCATCAGTTGTTTTAGCAATTTGACCTAAAGCTGTTGGTATAAATTGATTTACGTATGATTTAATTGAATTTGTTCCTATACCAGCCAACATTTTTGAACTTCCTTGATCATAGCTTTTAAGTGCAGATGTCAAACCACTAAGCATAGACATTTCAGTCATTGGGTTCATTGCATTAGTAAATGAATCTAGAATATTCATTGATGCATTAATTACTTTGTTATAGTATTCATCCTCATCACTAGAAGATGTTTTCTTTTCTTTTTGTGCTTTCATCAATTCATAACATTCTGCTCCTATAAATAATGGAATACCTGATGGAGCAAGCCAGTCTAATGAATATGTATTGTTTCCAATTGTTATTGCATAGTTTTGACTGCCTCTTCCTTCTTCAAATTTTTCCTTGTCTTCATCATCGCTTCCAGTTGCCTTTAAGACTCCACAGTTTGCAAGAGCATATCCCACTAATGCTATTCCTGTTCCTGTTAATCCTTTAGAAATGTTGTCTATATATTTATTAGCTGTAATATTGCCTTTTCTTAACTGAGCTGTATCATATACTGCACTCTTTACTAGACCAACTGGACTATATTCTAGCCCAGCTTTTGCGACATTTATAGGTGTCTTCTTGAATGGCAATGTAGCATCTAATACGAACTTTGAGAATTTATTCTTATTAGATAATTGATTTATCAATGAAGCTAATTGGCTGTCTTGATGAAATGTAGCTTCCTTTGCCTGTTCAATAGCAAAATTTCTTGCTTTTCCTAGCTGTTGGTCTGTTATAGTGTCTGGAGTTAATTTGTTTGCAGTCATGTATTCTGATAGAGCTTTTACATAACCTGCTTTTAATCCCCAACCATCTTCTGCTTCTAGTGCTTTATTATTTAAGTCAAACGCTTTTCCAATTGTATTTTCCATTGCATCGCTTTTGAATGTACGCATATTATTTTCTAGTCTAGTTTTGGGATTATATTTATTTTCATTTAAGCCTAGTCTGTCAACAACATTTTCTATATCTGCCTTAGCAAATGCTTTTACTTCTTTGCTAGCTGGAATTACGGTATGATTTCTTTCATTTCTTTCCATGTATGGATTTATTTTGCTTACCGCACTTTCTATTCCTCCTGCAACTTTATTCTTTATTCCTTGTACTCCCCCCATTGCTGTATTTCCTACAATGTTTCTTATATGGGTTCTAGGATTAGCCAACATTGAGAAATATCTCCAGGCATCAATTTTTTGTGCCGTTGTTTTTGTTACTTGTTGTCCTAACTCTTTATATACTTCATTTAAGTTTTGTTCTAGTACTTTAGCGTTATCAGAGTTAGTAATTTTGTTTAACATTTCTGGTGTCAATTTAAATTGTTCCGCATCTTCTCCTCTTGTTCTTTTTAAGTCTTTGTTCATTTTGTCTACTGACCTTTGCAACCACACTACTTGACCTTCTGGAGTTTGATGATTCAACAAAGACATTGCTTGTACTGTTTGACCAGCTGTTGTTCCTGCCATTGCTGTTGCTTGAATGGCGTCCTGCAATTTTGTTTTATTACCAGTTTTGGAATAATATTGTATTAACCTTTCTCCTATTGCTATATCTTCAGCTTTTATAGTACCTCCAGTAGTTGCTCTTGATAGTAAAGACGCTAATTCGCTATCAGCTCCAGTTGTTGATATTCTGTCATCAGCTAATTCTAATTGTTTTGAGTTGGATTCTGGAACATAAGTATCAGTTCCCATTAAACTTTTAGCAATTGCCTTTGCTTCATCAGTTGTATAGTTACTTTTTATTATTGACTCATAATGCTTTCTTCTTTTTTCACCCTCTTTCTTCTGTTTAGTCCACTCGCCAGTTTCTAATTCATTAGAGGTATCTTGTGTTTTTGAACTTTCATTCATATTAAAAGAAGTAGAATTATCTACTCCTTGTTTTCTATTATTTCCTTCGTTTTTAATATTACTTGTCTGTTGGTTGCTGTTGGGTGTTCCTTCAGAAATTCCAACATTTTTTTCTGCTGTTCTTCCGTTTTTAAATTTGTCATTGATGTCATACACGCTTCTTCTTCCAGTCCCGCTTTCCTCATCATTTTCAATATTTGCTTCACTAATTCTGTTACTTGTATCACTTCTATCAATCCCTTCATTTAAAATATTAGTTTCAGTTTTATCTTTAACTAATCCTAGGTTTTCCCAGCTTTCAACTAACTTTACCGGAACTTGTTCTATTCCTAATTCACTTGCAATCTTTAGTCTGTGATTTCCATTTTCAATAGCAAATGTTCCGTCATTTTTTCTGTATATTTCAATTGGCTCTACAATCCCTTTCTGTCTTATACTTTCTCTTAAACTTTCTATTTGTTCGGTTGTTCTATGTCCTCCATCTTTAGCCAATTGGCTCAAATCATTAGTATTTATATTTTTAGTTTCGCCTAATTGTAAATTATTATACTCTTTAATATTATTTTTTTCAATACTATTTGGGACATTTTGACTACTTCTAGTTTTATTTACAGCATTATTTATTGTATTTACCCACTCGTCTGATGTAAATTTCTGAAAAGCCACTGATGTTTTTGATTGACTATCATATTGTGTTATACTTTTACTTGGCTCTATATCAAACCAACTTTTATATGCAATTTGCTTTATCTCTGCATTGCTTTTGTTAGCTATTCTCTTGCCAATCTCGTCTGCAACAGTCAACCATTGCTTTACAGTTCTTCTTCCATTTCTGTTAGTAGGTGTCATATCTAATACTTCATTTACCTCTGTTGAATCATAGGTATTAGTATCATTCTTATACTGCATATACTTCTTTCTTCTTGTTTGATCATTTTTAGAATCTATTTTTGTGTCTAATCTATTTGCATCTTCTAAAGAGTTAATATTTTGCCTTATTGAACTAACATCCGCATCTGATACTTCATTCATATTGTTTAATACATCTAACATCATACTTTTATAATCTTCTGATATATTACTATTTGTTATTTCTTTACTTGCCATTTGTTTCAATTGATTTGAATATGTGTTTTCTGTGTTTACTGTTGGCAAAGAATTTTGTTCTACATTTGTATTGCTACTTGTTTGTTGCTCTTGTGTTATATATCCATCTCCATTTATTACTTTTTGAGCCTCATCTATTCTTGAATTTACTTCATTTGTCTTGTTTTGTTGTTGTACTTCTTTATATGTACTTCCGCCTAAACCTAAAGCATTTAATGCCAACGTTGTTAATACTGTTATTTTTGCAGTTTCTTTTAATTTGTCAAAGTCCACTACTTTACCATCATCTTGATACATAAATTTGTCAACTATATTTTGACCTATATCCGTTAATACTTCTTCTAATACTTCACCACCTACTTCATATCCCTTACTTGCTATTTTTTGACCAACTTCTGATTTAATATTTTTTGAAATGAAGTTAACTGCTGTATTATCCAAGGTTCCCTTTGGTAGGAACTTAATTCCTCCTGTTAGCTTTTCTGCGCCTACTTCAATAGCTCCTTTTAAATCTCCGGCAAGTTTTGCTTTTTGGATGTTATTTTCCTTTAATAGTCCTTCTCCCGAAGCATCTCCTGAAGAAGACATAAACATTGCTACATTTCCTGTTCCTGGCATTAGTGCATTCAATGCCATAGTTGGGGCCATATTACCTAAATTTCGACTAATATTCCCTAATGTCTGCATTGTTGGAGAAAGTTCTTGAGTTGCTATTGCATCAGCATTTTTATCAGCTTGAGTCTTTCTTATCTGTTCTACTAAATTCTTGTTAGTTTCTTCCAATCTTTTTCTTCCATTTTCATCTGTAAATTTAGCTAAAATCTTGTTATCTAATACCCTTTGATTATCGTCTGCAACTGATGTTTGCAGATATTGTCCAATAGATTTTCCCCAACCAGTTATCGCTCCTTTAGCAGTATCTATTAAATATCTGGTTTTTGCTGGAAAACTTACTTTAGGATCATTTGACTTCATATCTTCGTAGGTTTGAGAGGATATTGAAGATTCTCCAAGTGGTTGCAAATCCTCTTTTGCAGTTTTTAATGTTTCGTTTTCTTTTTTTAATGTATTTATCAATCTTGAATCACTAAAAGGATTGCTTATCTCTCCTGTTCTTCTTGAATTTGCAATAAAACCTGCTTTTGGTAATTCATATATTTTTTGATCATCTTTTCTTTTCATTTTAGAACTTGCTGTCGGTAACTCTTGAGAGCTTGATGTATCTCTTGTTGTTTGTTTTTCTTCTTCCATTGCAGTTGCTATTTTATTTATTTTTTTCTTTTCTTCATCTGACAATTTAAATTTTATTGCCATAACTTCCTCCTATTGTTTACTCCAGTATTGAATTACTTCTTCTGGAGAACTGAAATATTTTCCGGAATACTTATCATAAATATTTTTACTGATGCCAGGACCCGAAAGTGTTTTTAGTCCTTTAATAATATCTTGTAATGTTATATTTTGGGTAGTTTCAGCATTCGCTTTAGCACTATCTCCAAAAGTTTTAGTATTAGAGCTACTACTTTTTTTCGAACTGCTTGAGCTTCTTGAACTACCCGAGCTACTAGATTTTTTTTTTGAAAGCTCATATTGTTTTAGTGCTAAATCAAATTCCTTTTGCCATTGACTGTCTGAAACTTTGTCCCTACCTACTTTGTAGTTATAATCTCTATCGTTCATTGTTTTTGTATAATCATAATTTGCAAAATTCATGTAATTCTTTAGCGCATCTTGATATCTGTTATAAGATAATTCATTGTTATATTTTTGTAACTCTAACCTAGCATTTTCTATGTCAGCTAATAATTCATTTTCTTTTGCCATGTATTGTAATTGTGTATTATTTAATTCTTGATTTATATTTTGAATTGATTTATCTCTATTGGCTTGCAATGAAGCTAAATTATTGCCATAAGCATTCTCAATGTTTGCATATGCACTTCCCACAGTTCCTGTTTTGTCTAAACCTGCTTGCGACAATTGTTGTTCCATTGATTTTTTTGCTAGCATAGAATTAATGTATGCTTGTCTAGCATTATCATTATATGCTTGCATTACATCATCTTTTTGTGCATTTATTTGATTTGTTGCTATTTGTTGTTGGTTTGCTAATGCATTTTTTCTATTTTCAGCTATTTTTTCATATTGTGCTAGTAATGCTTGTGAATCATTTCCAACATTTGATGTAGCTTTATTTGCGTAATCTTCTGCTAACTGTTGTGTTGTTTTTGTAGGTAGATTGGGCTGAGCCTGAGTTGTTTGTGTCGGTTGTGTAGCAACTGTAGTTCCAGTAGTTTTAACTGTATTTGTTTGTCCTGGTAATTTTAACGTATTTCCCGTATATATCAAGTTAGCATTTTTTATATATGGGTTTAGTCCCATAAGAGTACTTACACTTGTATTATATTTTTGTGCTATTCCACTTAATGTATCTCCACTTTTTATTTTATATGTTGACATCTTTCCCTCCTAAAAAATAAGCTAGGCATATAGCCTAGCTCTTATGCTTTTTTACAATATTTTAAGCAAATCCAGCCAGATGGAATCTTTCCCCATTCACCTTTTACTTCTGATACATCACAGATACAATTTCTTACTAATCCATTTGCTTTATATCCTACTAATCCTTTTATCTGAGCTTGTGCGTTTGATGTTAGCTGATTAAATTTTTTCCAGTCATAATTTGTTCCTGGTCCAGTTCTTACTGTTAAAACATCACAATCTACTTTGTATCTGCCTTTACTATATTTTTTACTGTCATTTGAAGGTAAATTTGCATTTATATATTTTGTTGGGTTTATAAAATTGTCATTTTTGTCTCTTACTTCAAAATGCAAATGTGCTCCAAAGCTATGACCAGTGTTTCCCATATAGCCAATAACTTGTCCTTTTGATACTTTTTGTCCTACTCTAACTGTTACGCTATTATATTTCATGTGCGCATATAGTGAATAATATCCATTGTGTTTTATTTTAACGTAATTTCCATAAGAGCAACCATATCTATCGTTAGTTTTATAATTATTTCTAACAGCCACTACAGTTCCTTCTGTGTGTGCTGTAATATAGTCTAAGGTATAGCCAGTGCCAACTAAGTCAATACCATTATGTACCCCTTTTTTAAACGCTTGTGTGATCACATTGCCTTTATTCTTAAATACTCTGCTCATCTTCTGACACCTCGATTTCATCTTTTATTTCTTCAAAAATTTCTTCTGCAGCTTCTTCTACAGGTTTCATCATTTCAATTTCTTCATCTTCCATTTATTTTTCCTCCTTATTTTCTTTTAGTTGAGTTCCAAAGTAGAAAGCTATTATCATTAAGTAGATTTCTTTTATATCAAAGCCTTTAACAATAGCTAAATAACATACTACCAATGTTAACAATATCGTTATTATGCTTTTTACATTAATAAGTTTGGCTAACTTTTCCCACATATTAATCCACCTTTCTTTCTTTCATAATTTTTCCCCATTTAGAATGTATGTAACTGTTGCCACCTAAATCTTTAGTATAGTGGTCATACAACTCATATGCTCTTTCAATTTGGCATTCGTCTTTTTTAACTCCAGCCTCTATATCTGCTAAAAAATCAACTAAATAATTTCTTGCTTGTCCTAAATCAATATTGTCAATTTTCTTATTTATCGGTTCAAAGGTCTTTTTTAATATTTTTTGTATTGCTACAATAATTGTTGTTACAGCAGTTATTATTGATGCTATTAGAATTATTACATTGCTTATTTCTCCCATCTATATATCCTCCGAATCCTTAAACTTATCAATTGTCTTTAAGTAGGCATATGCTTGTTCTATTTTGAAATTTTCTTCATATTCTTTATTGATGTAATCTGTGTCTATGTATATATTCATAGGTTCTGCATTTTCAATAGCTGTTTTTTCTTCTTGTCTTTTTTCCTCTGATGTATAAGATGCTACTTCAATTATAGTAGATACATTAGTTATATTATTTATACTAACTATTCTGTGATAATTTACACTTACTCCATTATCTAATGTTATTTCTTTTTTTAATCCCATATATTTTCCTCCTTAACTCCATACTTCTACTTTTGTTATATATAATTTGTTTGGGTCAGTAGTATTTGCACTACCAAATTTAATATTTGCCTGTGTATTTCTTGATATTGTTATTGTTGTGCTATTTACTACAAACAAGGCAGAATTTAGCATTATCCATGAATCACTACTATTTTTTCTGACAATAGTTCCATAGGTAGTACAATTAGCATTAGAAACACCCGAAAAAGTAGTTGAACCATATTGCCCATCATCATTTTTATAAGATATTCTTATATTTTTATAGTTTGCTGCACTTGCTAACAATGTTACTGTTCCAGAAGTTCCAGATGCATTTGAATAAGCAACTGTGTGTTTAATCTTATTTCCATCTTCATCATTATAGGCTCTGTTAGCAATTCCCTGAAAAGTCTTACCCATGTCTGAATTACTCGATACTGAAAATACAAGACCAAAGGCCTCATCATATATACCCCTTCCACTACTATTTGCAAACATATACATTCTATTTGCCCAACTTGTACCTACACCACATACAGCTTCTGCTCCAGGTCTTATAACATTTATAACTTCTGGGGATTGTATATTGGCTTGAATTGTAGAATAAGATATAAGCTGAAGGTTTGGAAGTGTTGACTGTGGTGTAACAGTTTGTCCCTTAAATGTAACGCTAGAAGTATATATGGTCCAAGTTTCATCATAATCAGTCCAAATATAATATTGTCCTCCACCTCTACACCAAAATACAGGTCTGCTACTATTTTCTAATTGTTGATAACTTACAGGCATAGTATTAGTGAATTTAAAATTATTTTCTAATATAATCCCCTGTCCGTTTGTCGCTCCCCAACCTGCTGGTTCATTTAATAAATCTAAATTACAGCTAAATCCTTCACTATGTGTACTCCAAGATGGTTTTGTTCTAGAATTTAATTCTACTGCAAGTCTTAAATGACTCATACCACCTTCAGGTAAACCATATCCAACAACAGGGTAATAAGTATTCTGGTCTAAAGTACTTAAGTTAGCTGTATATTTATATATAAGAGGGATTTTTTGTCCCCTACATAAAATATCTCCATTTATATTTACATCATTTTCACCTATATCAATAATTGGTAAACCTCTTGTAACAGTAGTACTATATGTGTTACTCATAAAGTAATCGCTTAACACAAATTCAAAATTAAATGCTTCTGTATAGCTGAAATCTGTTCCTAGTTCTCCTGAAAAATTAAAGTTGTTGCCAGTTCTTGTTGCTGTTACTGTGGTGTAGGAGCTCCAAGTTGTTTCAGTAGATTTTTTATATCGCCATTTTAATTCAAAAGTATTATTTCCTATTCCAAAATTTCCATTGAAACACAGTCCTTGAACACTTGCATTTATTATGTTTGATGTAGTGCTTGGTCTATTCAATATTACACCTGTTATGACAGGCTTAATATATTCTACTAATGTCTTAGTTACCGTAGCACTTGCTGATAAACCTCTACTATCAATACAACTCAAATTAAATGTGCCACTATCAACTGAATTTATAGTTGATGTTGATGTTGTTTTTGTTTGGCTACCATTTACAACTTTTACAGAAGAAATTGTCGCACTATTCTTAGCTGTTGCCGTTATAACTACTTTTGCGTTTGATATATATCTAATTAGCTTATTTTTATTGCCTGTTGCTTGAATTGCTGATGTGTTTGTATCTTCTACTGTACCACTAATCGTCGGATTACTATTTACAACGAAGGCATTGAATGTGCAAGTTGATGTTCCAATTAGTGTATTTCCTGAATATGTGCTACAAGTTATTGTTCCTTTCCCTGAATTTGCATTTGGTATTTTTGTATAAAAAGATGTTGGAATTGTCCATCCTATACTTGTGTTAGCTGTTTTAGTAGCAATTGTTCCTGTTAATCCTTGAAAACTGTATGTAAGAGTATGAGTAAATGTTGAACTTGCTCTGTTAATATTTATTGTAGTTGCACTTCCAATGTTTCCATCTGCACAAGTTACAGAGCTTGTTCTTGGAATTGTCGGTAACTCTATTGTTTTGCTTATGCTACCATTTGGGCAATAACTACTCAATTTTCCATCGAAAGAAAATGTTATAACAATTGTTTTTTTACCGTCTGCTGAATGCGAAATTTCTGCATTTGGATTTATATTCAATACTTTTTTATACCCATTCGAGTCTAGATCATACTTAGGATTTTTAGTTATTGAATATAAATGACTTCCACTTGTTTCCTTAATTGAAAAGACAGCACTTGAGGTACTGTTATATGGATAATATGAGCTGTTATTTCTTTTTACATAACCTTGGACACTAGTAATAGTTGTTTTATTTGTTGCTATGTCCTGTGAATAGGTTACATCTATTTTTAAATTAAATCCCTTTGACGGAGTTCCTATATCTCTATTGAAACTAATTGTTGCCATCCTATCCTCCTATCCAGTGAATATGAGTTCTTTTCTCACTATTTACAGTTGTTTTCATAAGTTTTAAATACCCCATTTCCACTTCACCTGTTGCTTTTAAGTCCGCTGTTTCCATACCATCTTTGTCGTATTTCGCTATCTGTTTTCCGTATGCATACATATAAGTACCAGCATTGTTCATAGTTGTGCTAAATTCACTATCAGACTTTCCTACGCTAACACCAGCCTCGTTTATATCAACAGTTGTGTTTTTTACAGACTTTACGCCTTCATTGTTTATTTGGTCTATTTGCACTTGCAAACCTTGTGCAGTAGTTGTTACAGTCGTTTGTTGCTGTTTTATAATATCTATATCGTCTTTTAGTGTCTGGTTTTCGGCTTCGATTTGTTCGGCCGTTAGATAGTCATTGTTTAGTCTAGTTGTCGTTTCAGTTACTTGTGAAGATATTTGTCCTAAATTTGTGGATATTTCAACCGTCCTCTCCGTTATATCATTGAAATTATTGTCTATTTCTTCTTTCATAGAATCTACATAATCAATAGTGCTATATGATACTTTCTTCTTCCAGTCGCTTTCTTCGTAGCCCTTTCTTCCAACAGTAGTAACTAATATCTCTCCTCTCTTTCCTTCCGGGTGGTCTGTATCAGATTGTAAAATCCACATATCTCCTGCATTATAGTTTTCTGGCTTTGTTAGATAAGTTTTATTCTTGTTTTTTGCTTCTTCTTTTGCTCCACTTTCTGTTGTCCAATCTTCGTCATTATATAATCCTATTGTTCTTGTATTTATACAGGTATATACTATATTTCCATCTATCCAAGTATCTCCCTCATAATATGGAGGATTAGGTTTTGAACCATAGTTCCTGCTAACATTTTCATACTGAGAATTAATTTTCTCTTCGGCACTTGATAACCTTTTATTTAGATATCCTAGATTAACTGAATCTTCATCATATTTAGGCTCTCCCATCTTAATCTCCTTTATAATAACTTCCTACTGTATAAACAACACATATAGAATTAAAGTTCATATTAGTATTTTCTTTGTTTTCAACATATAAAGAAAAGAAAGAAAGCTTTTTTGCTTTCTTTCTGACAATTGTTGTTTTGGGATATGTTGAATTAGTATAAACTTTAGACAAAACTTGTTTATCTCCATTTTTTAATCTATATCCTATATCTAATTGTGAATTTGTAGGGTTACTTGATATAGCAACCCTTTTTATATTCTTCTTGTTGGCTATATTATTTAAATCTAATATAACAGAGTTCCATTCCGCTTCTACATTATCTGTATTATCTTTAAACCTATTTTCATCATTATTATCTCTAAACTTGCATATATTTCCATATTTATCTCCAAAATACAACTCATTATTCCATACAAACCATATCTTCACTGGTAAATTAGTCCAATAAAACCACTCATACTGATAATTACTATATTTTGAATTACTATTAGTTGTTTTGAATCTACTATCTGCTACATAAACATGATCGTTAATTGCTAAGTAATATTTTCCATCATTTGATATTCCTACTGCGTTCTTTAAATTAGGTTCTTGCTTCAATTTTGTATCAATGTAGTAACTCTTATGATATACATATATTTCATCTGTTAAAGTTGCTGTATTTAATGCAAATACCCCATTAGATGTTAGTATCAAAGGTTCATTTATTAATGTATCATGTGCGTAATTGCTTATATTTCCCTCACCTTTTACACTGCCTTCAATGTTAAACTTTTCTTCACTATTAAATGTTGCGTATCCTATTCTAAACAATGTCGCATCTGTATCTGATACATCTTTTAATGCTGCCATTTTCCCATCGTTCAATCTAACTAATCCTGTTAGTGGTACAACTTCTAAACCTGCTACAATTGTATTGTCTGCTGGTATATAAGTAATGTTATTAATATGCGAATAACTTATTATATTTGGCAAATCTGGGTTTCCTGCCATAAATACCCTATTGTTGGCTCCTGCATATCCATAGACACACATCATATTGCATTTGTTAATTTGAGCTTTATTGCTCTCAATTATTTTTTTATATTTAATTCTTACATTATCTTTATTATCTATTACTGGTTTTCCAACTGCTGAACTAAATATAACTTGCCCTTTACTTAAATCTACCCTATAATCTCCATCATTTACTTTTTTTATAACCCATTCAGCATTTTCATTCAAAACTTCTACTAATTCTACAGATGTTATATCTGTATCGTCTAATTGATATGTTGTATCAGTTTCTGTACTTGTAAATAAATTGATTCTACTGTCTGACATTAAATTTACTTGCTCATAAATTTGACTTGCTAATCCATTAGGAGCTCTTGCTATTCGTGTTGTAGGAATATATCCCATTTCATCTAAATATTTAACTTTATTAGTACTTTCTAATAAATCATATACTACTGCTCTATTCCCATCTAAAATAAGCAATTTTGAGTTAATTATAACTCCTTGCGATATAGTATTCGCTAATCCTGTTAATATTTCTGTATAGCTACTGAAGTCTGTTTTCATTTCATATAGTTTAGTACCACAATGCACAATAAAAAATTCTCCCGACACAGTATCTACATTCCATATTCCATTAATGTTAGCTTTTTGTCCCAAGTAAGCTAACACTTTATATCCGTTTCTCTTTTCTATTGTTCCATTGTTATTTATAAAATTATATCCTCTAGGACTTCTTCTTTTATCTATATCTGATATTGAAGAGCTGAAATCTACACCCAAAAATCCTGTTAAATTTGCTTCGTATGTTGTTGGACTTGAAGGAACGTTAAAGTTTGCCATACTAATATACCTCTTCTATACTTTCTTGATTTTCTACATTGATATATAAATCTTGTAATCCTACTTCAAATTCATTTCTGTATGCAGTCGCCTGTGATATATCATCATCTTTATATAATTGACTAGCAATATATAAAGGAATTAGCACACAAGCTTCTTCTGGTAGTTCTATTTCGTAAGCATCTTTTGTTGTATTGTCTATTTTTGTAATACTCGTTTTATTATATTTTTTATTTTCTTCGTCATACTTGTACAAGTTCATTACATATGGTTTTATTCTTTGTATTGCTTCGTTTGCGACTGCTGGCATAGCACTCAAGTACCATTTACAGTCATCATCATTTCTTAATTCTGTCAAATTGTTTACAGTTATAGGCTCATCTTTTGCGAACATCTTTTGTAGTGATATTATTTGTATTTCTCCCCAAGTCATATTTTCCTCCACTTCTGCTAGAATCGAACTAGCTTATTCCTTTTAAAGTGATATATTAGGCTAGATTATACTAGCCCTGCATTTCTTAATTGCTCAAAAACTGGTCTTGTTACATCAGTTTCTTCGCCTCTTACTATTTTTGCATATTTTTCATTAATACCTACAATGATTTCTTTGTCTTGTGGGTTTAATTTATCTATTGGAATCAATATTTTAACTGTTTCTTCGTTCTTATTCTCTTTTTCTGTTTTCTTTATTTCTTGTTCAATTTTTTTAGTAGCCATTTTTTCTCCACCTTTCTTATTCTCTTTTTCTGTTTTATAAAAATAAAGGGGTTTTTACGCCCCTATGTTAGGCTTTTACACCTGTTTCAACTCTTACTATAGCAAGAGGTTGAGTAATAACAGCTGTAAAACAGTTTTTCCAACCAACACTTGCTCTTTGGTCTAATGGATCTGAAGTACCTGCAGAACCGTTAGGTTTTACTATAATTTCAGGTTTTCCTGCTCCACCTTCTAAGTCAACACATGCATAAGCATCTTTTCCGTAAGCATAAGCAATATGTACAGCTATCTTTGTACTTTCTGCTGAACTATTAACAACAGATAAGTTAGTTGTTTCAAAGAATTTCATACCATGCATTTTTCCAAGTTCACCTTTAACCATTTGTTCTGGTTTTGCATATTTAGAAACATCAACCCATGCGCTATCACTCATTAAATCATAAACAATATCTGGGTCAACTTGCATATGGTAGAATCCATCTGCAAATCTTTTAGCATTTGCATTTTTTAATTTCCTTACAATTTTTTTAATATCTTCTGCAGTTAAATTTTTAGTTGTAGCAGATTCTAATCCTGCTCTTGTTGTTGCACTTCCAGCAAAGTACACATTTGTGCCTCCAGCAATCGCTGTTTGGATACGAGTATCAACAACATTTCCGGCTTCTTCTCCAAGTAATTCTGAGGTTTCAGTAATAACAGGGTCAATACCTGTCATTTGAATTAAGTCAGAAAGTTCTACGAAGTCGCCTTCTTGTGCAACTGTTGCTGTTACTGTTGTAACATTTAAGTTATTTCCGTCTGGTGTTTTACCTTCTGTTAATGAAGCTGTTGGTGCAGTTAATGAATTAAATTTTCTAAAATTCATTGTTCTACCTGAATTTTTAGGTAATTTTTTCTTCATTGCATCCTTATAAAAGTTTAGTTGTGGTAATAATCTTGTTAATAGTGTTTTCTCATAAAAAGTCTTATCCTCTGCTGATAATTGATTTTGGTTTGTTACATTTGTTATAACTTGTGTTTTTGTAGCCATTTTAATTTCCTCCCTTATTTTTAATTTTTTGGCATTAAAAAATAGCTACTTATCTTGTAAGTAACTATTTCAACTCGCCATCTTTGGCTTTTTGAATATATTTCTCAAATTGTTCACTCGACATACTGTTCCAGTCTAGGTTTTGAACTTCTGTATCTTCAATTGCACCTGGTGTAGTCGAATTATTAGCTACAATTTGCTTTGCTGTATCAACTGATTTCTTTTCAAACTTGCTTATGAATTTTTGATAGTCTTCATATATTTGTGCTAGTGACACAGTACCTATCTTTCCATTTGCAAAACTATTAAAGTCCTCGTCTTTAGTAAGCTCTTGTAGCTTCTCAACTGAATATTTATCAACAAAATCTTTAGTATCATTTTGATACCAAATCTCTTGTTTGCTTTGTTCTTCAGCTTTTATTTTTGCTTCAGCTTCTTTTCTAGCTTTGTCCTTTTGAAGTTCCCTATAGCCTGTTATAGGGTCTTCTCCTTTTGAATCTAATTCATACATATCTAGGTATTCTTGTACGTCGTATTCATCTTTGATAATTTGTCCTGTATAAGGATTATTTTTTCCAATGTATGATTGTACCTTACCTTGATTTAGTCCTTGCTCGTATGCTTCTTTTCTTGCCTGCTCAATCTGCTTTTTAGCATCTTCTTGAGCTTTTCTACGAATACTTGCATATTTTGCATTTTCTTCATTAGATTGCTTTTCTGTCTCTTGTTCTTCTTGCTCTTCTACCTCTTCTACTTGCTCTGTAACTTGTTCAGAAACTTGCTCAGTAGTTTCAGTTTCGTTAGTAGTATTTTCAACTACTTCTTCTTGTTCAGCGACTTCAAGATTGTTTACGCTTTCATTTACTTCTTCTTCCATAAGTATCCTTTCTATTATGAGATTTTTACGCTATTCACTGCGAATTTATATAAAAAAATAACTCTGTAGAGAGTTACTGTTTATATCATTGTTTATTGCCCTGCATTTGCAGATACTGGTGTTTCTGCTTGTTGAATTATTTGCATCACATACTGTAATATTTGTGGATTTTGTGCTATCTTCTGACTTATCTCAGGTGGCAATAATTGTTTCTTTCTTATTTCTTTTAGTTTAGCCTTAAATGGCATTGCTGTTTCTGGATATAAATCTATATAATCATCAAATGTTATATCCCCTCTTTGTAACGCTTGTTCCAATAAATTGATTGACAGACTCTCACTATATGCACTTCCTGGTCCAACGTCTACAGTTGTTTCAAAGTCTATATCTCTATACATCGCTCCATTAAACACATTGGTTTCTGCATTGTTATCTTCTTCTACCATATACTCCGTATCAAAATTATAATAAGCCTTAAAGAATTGCTCCCATACTCTTGCTATTTTTTCGTGTACTCTCCAAAATCTCTTTTGAATATCTTCAATAGGTACTTTAGCTTGTGTTTGTAGTGCTACTATAGCACTACCACTCATATTCTTGCCTAACACTTCTCCATTTGCAACTTCTGTTGCTCCTGTAACAACTCTTGTTACTTCCAATAGCTTGTCTGATATGGTTATAGGCATACTACTAAACGCTGGTGGATTTAAGTACTTAATTCCATTAAACATTGGGCTATAATCTGTTATTACTTCTCCTGGTTTATTTGTTATCGTTTTGCCTTGTAACGCTCTTGGATGTAATATAACTTTCGGAAATCCCATATTTTGAGATGCCATTTGCATCATTGCATAGTTAAAGTTAATAGCTTTTTGCGTAGGGATAAGTTGTTCTACTTCTCCTATACCATAAATGCTTTTTTCTCTTTCCTCGTGGTTTCCTACCACAATAGGATATAATGACATCTTATATTGAGAATGTTCTGGTTTATCTATATCAACTGCTTCGTTGTCTTCGTTCGTCTTATCTTCTTCATCTATATCTAACTTAACTTTTGTCGCATCTGGCGTTAATGGTGTTTCAGGTTGTACTATCATATTTTTACAACTTTTAATATAATATACTTCCCCATTTTTTCTAAAATATCGTGTAAGCACTGTCGCATATTCTTCTCCGTCTTGCTCTTCATAATCGTAATTTCTCTCGCTGTCGTCATCAGATGTTATTAGTTCTATTTCTGTTTTGCTTATTCCATTTTTCTCTGCTATCTTTTTAAGTGTTTGTACATTCTCTCGACTTTGAATAATAATCCACTTTTGTTTTTGCTCGTCTTTTTGCTTTGGATTAGCAAATACAATATTTAGACAGTCTATTATTTGACCATTTAGCCCACCATTAAATTTTGCCATTCCAGTTGTGCTTTCTCTATCCCAAAAATAATGAAACACATAAGTTCCTTTTTTAAGTCCATCTAATATTGCTCTGTCGTCTAAGTCTTCTTGTTTGATTTCCTTTCTAATATGATTAGCAAAACTAGTAAAAGCACTAGCTCCCTTAGTTGCTATGTCTGACTGATCTTGACTATATACTAATGGTTTATATATTGTTGATATTTTACTCGATAGGATATTTGCTTTTTTACCATTTACTATATATTTTATAATGTTGATTACCGGCCTTGGCATATTTTTTGTTTTCTCAGTTGCTTGTGGCCATTGCCTTCCTTCAAAGAAATCTACGTTTTGTTCACAAGTTTCTTTTAATCTCAATTTCTTTTGATAAGCTAAACCTTGTTCCCAGTCGTTCCATATTTTACTTGCTAATTCTTCTCTAGTCATCGTTACTCTCCTTTCACTTCTCCAGTCATATACTCGTCATATATATTTGTTTCTTGATTTGTTTTTTCTGGACCGTTTAGCCATTCATTGAAAATCTGTTCTGCTGATGCTTGTTTTTCTGTTGCTTCTTTCTTGTCTGTTTTCTCAACAATTGTTTTGTATATAAATGGTGCTATTCCTAACACATAACCTACTACTACTGCTATTAATACCATATATCTTCATCCTCCTCTTCTGTTTGTAATTCAAAAGGTAACTCTTGTTTTTTTGGCATAAAAATAGGCTCTTGTGTCCAATAAACACAAAAACCTCTTATTGCATCCACAGAGTGTGTTAACTCATGTGGTTCGTTTGCTATATCTCCAATTCTTTTCTCATCGTGTTGCACTTGTGGCAAACATCTTATTAAGTTCTTACAATTATTAAATATCTTTAATTTAGCTGTCATACAACCTTGTTCATCTTTGTATGGTTTTAGCCATTCTTTCATTTGTAACCAACCTTGTATTCTATCATTGTTTGTTTTATATAGTGTTATGTCTCCCTCTTCAAATATATCTGCTGTGCTTTTTCCCGTTTCTTTGTGCCTATTCCATAAATCTGGTGGTGCTAAATACAAATATATTGATTCGTTTGTCATTTCTTTTATTTTATCTCTAGCTTGTGATACTAATAAATTACTTTCGTAGACCTCTCTAAACACATAAGCATTATTGTTATAGTCTACTGCTATCCAGTAACCAGCCAGTTTGTCTAGTCCATAGTCCATAACAAAATAGATATACCAGTCTTTTGGTATTTCAAATGGTTCTATTACATTTATATCTCTTTTAAATTCTGTAAAGAATTGTCCTTCAAATATATCCCAATCGCCATAAAGCATTGCCTTTTTTCTATCTTCTGGTAAACTCTCTAATGCTTTTACATAGTCAGGATCATTTTTCATAATATATTCGTTTTCATATACTAACGCAGGTATAAAATTATATTCTTCAGGATTTTCGTTATCTGTATAGTCCCTATCAATAAATAATCTCTTAACCCATGCATGTCCAACTCCACCAGGATTACATGTTAAGTACATTCTAGGCTTGATTTGCTTTTTACATTGCCCTGACAATCTGTTGCTTTCTTTCAAACAGTTAAATTGAAACTCTGTAAAATGTGTTGCTTCTTCCATAAATATTGCTTCATAAGCTTGTCCTTGATATTGAAGTACATCCGCCTCATTATCACAGTATCCTAATACAATTCTACTACTATTAGGAAAATCAAATACCTTTTCTTGCGACCTATATTGTGCTATCTTCTCATTTTGTTTGCATTTTAGTTCTTTTTGTAAAGGCATTACATGATTTTCTCTTAATTCATTCAATGTTCTTCTTAAAAGTAATATTTGTATTCCAGGATAATATAAAGCGAGTAGTATTGCTTTTACTCTGGCTACGAAACTCTTTCCTCCGCCTCTTGCTCCACCATAGCATGTATATTTTGCTTTACTCTTACAAAATTCCTCTTGTTTTGGATATAAGTTTGGTACTTTATATTCCATTATTTAGATAACTCCTCTACTTTTTCGTCCATTTTTATACTTAATTCTGTATTTGACGTGCTATCTCCTTTGGCTAATGCTCTTTTATCGTATAATGTTCCTATTACTGTTGACAAATTATTAACTGGTATTTTATCTTCCTTATCGTCTAATGCTTCTTCTAACCTTTTTAAGGCTTTATCTATTATTATGCTAGCCTTGTCTGCAAATTCTTCTTTCTTTTTATTACATAGTTTTACAAATTCTGGCTTTTCTTTATTTTCTTTATATATTTTCTCTACCGTCGTTGTTGCTATTCCTAATTGCCTACCAGTCTCACTAAAATTATTTGTACTAAACATATTTACCATTATTTTATATATAGTTTCATTGTCTGTTTTCTTTCCTTTTGCCATCTAATCACCTTCTTTTTTAATTCCAACTTGGGTTGTACAATCCCATAACACTCTTTTCTATTTTTGCTGTTTTCTCTTTTGGCTTAATATAGCCCTTGATTTTGTCTTTGTCTTTTTCGTACTCCAAACATTTGATTGTTTTAATTTTGCTTTCTTCTTTTATGATTATTTTCTTACTGCAGTTATTGTTTTTACAAGTTTCACATAACTCCATAACTTTTCTCCTTTGTTATAAACACTACGAAATATGTAAGTTATATATAATTGCACCCTAGAACTAAGTGACTTGCACTTCATCTACAATATAGATTACTTTTTTCACTCTGCTATATATATTTTTACATACTTCGTACTGCTTATATGAGCTTAACTAGAATTGCTCTTTTAATCTAAAGAAATTTCAAGGAGGCTCTAAGCCTATATATTAACTTATCTAGTATTGTTAATAACTAATTTAATCTATTTTTATACATTTGTTTTCAAACTTTTTATATGCATCAAAATATAACTCTTTTTTATCCCCATTGTATGTCAATTCATAATACATTCCATCGGGTAATGTTGTACTTAATAATGCTTTATGATTTTGAAGTGTTTTACAATACCAAACATCAAACACTTCAAATTCTGGTATATCATCACTCGTATCCAAATGTTCCATTGCATATTGTTTCACTATTTCTTTACATTTTTTAATAAATTCCTTACTTCCCATATTAATGAACCTCCATTACCCATTTTCCATATTCTTTTGCTATTTGATGTTCTATCTTGCAACCTCTTGCATTTTCCCAACCAGGCATAAATACAACACCATCAACATTTGCTATAAATTCTATTGACTTTGCTAAATAATGTATTGGTGTAGCTTTACCTTCTGGAAAATCATCGAATACTGTATCTATAACTTCATGTCCTTCTACTTTCAATTTCTCTACTAATTCTGCTCTTTCTTCTCTGATTTGTTCATTTGTCTTGCCTTTCATTGGCTGACTTATCATTATTTTCATATTGTATTTTTCCTTTCTTGCATAATAAAAGAGCCTACTATTTTGTAAGCTCTTTGCTAGTTGGAAGTATGGATTCGAACCATATACTCTGAATCTAAAATGACATAATAAACGATTGTTAGTTTACTCAATTAGGCTTCCATTATTTTTATACAAGCAGAGTACCTTCCAAAATTGTTTTTCTTCATAAGCATTTCTCCTTTCTTAGCGACTGCATCTTTTATTGTAGAAACTATTGTTGATTTCCAGTCTATAAGTAGTAGAAGTACCCATAAAGTAAACTCAACTAATTTTATTATGCCAATTTTTAGCAAAATCATATTTTGAATTATATTACATCTATATGAATTTTGCAATATAAAAAGCTAGATTACTCTAGCTTTCACACACGATATAAACAACTTAGTAGTTATGGGCTTATCCATATTTATGAATAACTACTTTTTTTACTTACTAACATTTTAGCACTTTAAAACCGTACAAAACGTACAATTTTAATTTTTTTCAAAAAATCTTTTTAATTTAATCCTTGCTTTTTCTTCAGACTTATAATTCATTAAATGCATAATCTTTATCCAGCTAAAGTTGTCAAAATACTTGTACCTTATTATTTGCCTAATCTCACTATCTTCTATGTAGTTTAAATCGTACTCGATTTGTCTAAGTAGCTTTTCTATTTTTTTCTTCTTGCTGATAATCATTTTTCTGTAACGGCTATCTCTCATTTGTTTTTTGTAGTCTACTCCTCGTATTATTTTATGGCATTCTGTATAAGGAAAACTACTTGAACTGCCTTTGACGCTATCTGCTACTGTACTACTTATATTATTGTTCTGTAATCTTCTCTCTATGTCTTTTATTTCGTTCTTTAACGCAACAACTTGCTCTAAATCTTTCTTATTCATTAGTACCCTCCTAACTTTGCTTTAATCTCTTAATTAGTTCTTTTTCTTTTGCTTTTAGCCTACTATCAAGAATACAATATTCATACTCAATTTCTCTTTTATATTCTTGCTTTAGCTTTTCTACCTTACTTCTACATCTTTCACAATAATCTATTGGCTTTTTATATAATATTAATGTATCTAATATAGGTGCTTCTCTTTTACATATATCACATTGTTGTATAATCATTTGTATCCTCCTTCTGTTTGTTTTTTATTTGTTCTCTAATAAGTTCATCATTAAACTTGTCCAATATGTTGTATGCTTTATTTAGTTTTTTCTGATTTTCTCTTCTCTTTTCATTATTAAAAAAGTCTACTGTTTCTATCTCATACATAGCTTTTTTAATTATATCTTGCACGTGCTTAATTGTCATATGTACCTCCATTTATTTGATTTCTTTTGCTTTGTTCTCAAAATATTGTTTTACTTCTTCTTTATCTTTAAAATATCTATTACATTCCATCTGGAAGCCATCTATATCTTCTGCCATTAAATCTATTATTTTATTTTTTTGCTCCAGTTCTTGTTTTTGCCATTTCATATATTCATCTTTAGTTCTATCTAATTCATCTCTCATTTCTCTTACTTTTTGAAACTGTTGTATTTTCTTTATGTTCTCAAACGGCGTATTTCCAAATAATTCTTCAAATTCTTCTTCGTTCATTTATTCCTCGCTTTCTAGTAATTCTTCATAAACTTTATTTTTTAAAAATAATTCATGAATTAAGTCTCCGTCATTACTAATATCTATAATTTCTTCATTTTTTCTAATCTTGTCTTTTACTTTTTTAATATAGCTTTTTTCTCCGTCTTTAAATCCTAGTTGATATATTCCTGCATTGTCTAATATTTTTTCATTTAGTTCTTCATTCTCTTTTTGTAGTTTTTTAAGTTGTTGTTTTAATTTTTGTTCTGTTTCATAACTTCCCTGTTCTAAATTATTCCACTCTTCCCAAGCTTGCTCTTTTTCTTTCTTTAATATTTCATTCTCTTTTAAAACTCTTTT